CCGCCATGCGTATTTGGATCACCGCTAACACTGATTGGTTGGTTGTTTACAAACACGTTAGAGTTGTTTGATGCAGTTGTACTTGCACCGCAACTACGTGAATCTCCATTTCTATGAACTTGTGGCAAGAGCTATTCCTGTACTTTGTTTAATATACATTTCACTGGCATCCTTTGCTGACTTAACTATGCATATAATGTTATTTATCTTTAACTTTACTTTGGTGTCTGGTGCAATTGTAAACATATACGGAGCTAGTGCCATTCCATTTTGTGCTGCAATTAAAATATAAGGTTTAACAACCGTAACTACATCTTCGTTTTCATCTTCAAAACGTGCAATCATTTCTTCACCCGAAGAAAGTTTAATACTTACTACATCACTTACTTTATACTGTGCTTCTATTAACATATGTTATCCTTTATAATGAATGTCCGGTACCATTGTAACTTGTATCTTCAATGTACTTGACTAGTTGATCGTACCCACCTATTTTGTTACCACTAACAACGATCTGTGGGAATGTTCTGGCAGTTGGAAATTCTTCTACCATAACTTCTCTTGTGAAATCTTTATCTAACTGCTTGTATTCGAAATCTAAACCTCTAGACTCGCATAACCTTTTAGCGGCGTCACAATAACCGCATTGTGTTTTTCCATAAATTGTAATCATAAACTCATCCCTGAAAATGTATCTTCACTTACATCTTTTTTCACACCACCAATAATATAAGAACTAATCTCTGTCTCTTGTGGTGCTACTTGCACTTCTGCTCCACTAATCCATTTTTGTGTCCATGGTAGTGGGTTTGCTTGTGAAGTTGTATAAGGACACTTCATGCCAAGTCCTATCATACGCTTACAACAAATCCATTCAATGTAATCGCTCAACAACTGTGCATTAAGACCAATCATTGATCCATCCTTAAACAAATAGTTTGCCCATTCTTTTTCTTGTTCAACTGCATCAACGAACATTTGTGTTACTTCGTCTTTACATTCCTCTGCAATCTTTACAAAGTCTGGGTCTTCTTTTGTTAACACTTTTGATAACAAGTACTGTGTACTTGCTAAGTGTACGTTTTCGTCACGGGCAATAAACTTAATAATCTTAGCATTGCCTTCCATCTTTTTAAGTTCTGCAAATGCCCAAGAGCATGCGAAACTTACATAGAAACGAATTCCTTCTAAAATGTTAACACTATTCAATGTTAACCAAATCTTTTTCTTTAATTCATATTCATCTACTTCAACTATTTTACCGTTTACTTTGTGTTTACCTACACCTAATAATTGATAATATTGAGATAGTTCAATAAGCTCATCATAGTATTTTGAAATGTCATCGCCACAGTCGGTAATTTCTTTACTGTCCATTAACTCGTCAAATATTACAGTAGGATTAGAGTAAATGTTACGGATAATGTGTGTATAACTTCTACTGTGAATTGTTTCACTAAATGTCCAAGTCATAATCCAATTTTCTAATTCTGGTAAACTTGTAATAGGACCAAATGCTTCAACTGGTGCTCTACCCTGTACACTGTCTAGTAAGATTTGCCTTTTGAGATTAGCAGTAAAAATGTGTTGCTCATGCTCTGTGAGATTTTTAAAATCTTGTGAATCTTTACTAACATCAACTTCTTCGGGACGCCAAAAGAACCCCAACTGTTTATCAGTTAGTTTATCAAACTGTTTGTATTTCACAGTATCATATCGTTGAAAGCCTAATTGGCCATCTAGAAATGCATTACATTCAGTGTGGTATTTTTCATTTTTTGTGTTTAAAATTGTCATTCATGTGTTTCCTTAAATTGTGCAACTATCACAGTAGTCGTCATATTCGCCGTCTGATTCAAAACTATCTCTTCCTAATAGTTCTTCTTTACTTTTCTTATCAAAATCAATTTCGCCTTGTCCGTCAAATGTATTAAAGTAATACAATTGCTTACCACCATACTTGTAGAACATTACAAGATGTTGTAACATGACACTCATTGGTATCTTTTCTTCTTCATAGAATTCTGGGTTATAGCTTGTATTAACACTGATACCTTGATCAATATACTTTTGTAATACTGCCATAATTTTTAAGTAACCTTCTGGACTACGCTGGTCCCACAGTAGGTCATATTTGTTCTTTAAGCGTGGATAACCAGGAACCACTTGCTTTAGTACTCCGTGTTTACTTTGCTTAACACTAACAAATGCACGTGGTGGTTCAATACCGTTTGTGCTGTTGCTAACTTGTGCTGATGTTTCAGCAGGCATAAG